CGACCCTGAACAATGTTACGGCTGGTTTGAATGCTACCGGGAAAGAGTACTAGATGATAATTACGTTGAGGGCGGTCTCTGGTTCACTCGCCTAATGAATGGTGAGCTGGAGTTGACTGATTACGATGGTGTATTCGAGTTGCCTCCTGCAGTATTGCGCTTGCTAGAGCAATATAACGTACACATTGACCAGGATTTCTATCCAACATGAAATACGTTAAGACAGTTAAACACTTTGTATCCGGATCAGATAAGTTCTTTGATATCTTCGAATGCACTTTTACTGATGTCGAAGAGAGCAGGGATGCCAATGGTCGACGAAATATCTTTATCAAGATTGACGATAAAGAATATCGTGGCATGTGGAACAAACAAGTATTTGAGCATCTCATTGAAAATGAGGGAAAGCCTTCCTTCGTAGTTCTCTGGAAGAGTACCAAGGGTAATCATATGATTGCATACTCTTGGTCATTATGGGAAGACTACCTAAAAGGTGACTCATCAAAAGATGTAAGCGAAATCCCCGAAAACTTAATCCTTGATAAGGGAGAAGCATTTGTATACATGTGGGTGAATCTACAAAATGGAAAGAAGTATATTGGCAAGCATTGCGGTGATCCTGATGATAATTACGTATGTAGTAATCCTGACGTGCGTAATGATATTCTTGTAAACCCAGAGAATTGGTTTAGAACTATCCTTGCATTTGGCCCTGACAATAAAATGCATGAGCTAGAAACAATTCTTCTGCTACAACTACGCGCCGCTAATAGCTCTTTGTATTACAACCTAAGCAATAATCTACGCAAATGAAAACACGAGAAGTTGTTGTCTTATTCACAATCAACACTGAAGATATGCCCGAAGAAGACGCTGAGGTAATTGTGAAGTCCCTTTTAAAAGAGCTGAAGGAGGATGAAGACTATCTCGGTTTTTATCGGGTTCTCAAAGCTGAAGTAATTTACGAGGATCTATAATGAAATTCAGTACAGTAACAGTCTGTTTTAATGTGGAACTAAAGGAAACAGAAGCAGAACAACTAGTGGAAGCTGTTCTAGAAGAAGTCCAAAATTTAGTAGAAGAAGTATATTCCTATTCACCAATCATGGATATGTACGTTGTAGAAGTCCACGGAGATATCGAGTGAATCTGCAGCTAGATGACATCCTGATTGAAGAATGCGCAGAAGTAATTCAGGCGGTAACTAAGATCAAACGATTTGGATTTATTAACTCAGGGCATAACAACCAAAAGCATCTTGAAGAAGAAATTGGACAACTAAAAGCTATCATCGATCATCTAGTAGATGATTGGCGTTTAAATCATTCAAAGATTAATAAAGCTTACATTGCCAAGGGAAGGGCCATTGTGCATTATGCTAAGTACAACGTGAGCAACCAGCCGGTACCTAAAGCTGAACCATGAAGACACAAAAGGACTGGGATCGTTTCTACATGCAGATGGCTCATCAAGTAAGTGAGCTTTCCTATGATCCTAAAACAAAAGTAGGAGCAGTATTAGTACTAAATGATGCGGTAATGTTCTCATATAACGGAACATTACGCCGTTCCAGCAATGATATGCGTGATGAAGAAGGAGAAACACTGGAAGTAGTTAATCATGCAGAAGCTTCTGTGCTGATGAAAGCAGCTCGAAATTCCCTATCAACTTGTTGGGGAACACTGTACATCACAAGGGCTCCTTGTCTTCAGTGTGCTAAGTTAATTGCCTTGGCAAACATGTGGCGGGTGGTATACGATAAGGATCACTCCTGCGACAAAGGCATTATGTATCTCAGACAATATACCTCAATTACTCTGCACAAATATGAATATTGAATACATCGTACTGTTAGTTGCTACTATCTTTCTTGTGCTAGTAAATGCATTTATAATCAAGAAAGTAGAAGATCTAATCCAACAAAATGACAATCTAAGGGAGATGTTAGATGCCTACGAAAAGCATGAAACCGATTCACAAACCTCCAAAGAAGAAACACAAGCTCCCTTCTAATATCACAGTAAGTATTGCCTTCTTAGAACCAGTAGAAGAAGAACTACAAGAATTACTTGCATTGATTGTAAAGGACTACTGCCGTAGGTTTAAAGCGAAGATTACTAAAAACAAAGTACATATCTCTATTGCTGGTATTGAGAACTCCAGAGCAGGACCTGGAACTCCTATTGGAATGACTATCGCTAACTACGATAATGCTGGCAAAGAAGTAAACAGGATCTTAGTTCAGATCCGTGATCCATATCTTGATGATGATGTGTCATCTAAACATATCTATATTTTATTCTGCTTTCTGCAAGTAATATGCCATGAATTTGTACATGTAGCCCAGCACTTAACAGGCAGATTGAATGGTAAAACAAACAACTCTGACTTCATTAAATACACAAAGAAACGTCGAGATGAACGATATTTCTTCGACCCAGATGAAATTGAAGCACGACTGCTGGAAACATTTTATGCTTATCGCTATGCATTCGATCTGCTAGTAATCTCAGAGGATATCCTACCAGAAGCATTACTGGAATAATATGCGCTTATTGTTCGATATTGAGTCCGATGGTCTGTTAGACTCGGTAACCACTGTCTGGATGCTCGTTATCAAAGACCTTGATACGGGTACTACAAGTGTCTACACAGACCATGCTAACAAAGAAGGATCGGTGAGGGAGGGCCTAGATAAGCTTTCCCAAGCTAAGATCCTTATCGGTCATAACATTATTGGATATGACCTAATTGTACTAAAAAGATTGTACAACTGGAAGCCAAATCGTAATCAAGTAGTATATGACACATGGCTCATGTCTCTAATCTTACAATATAAAAGAGGACATGCGCATAGCTTAGAAGGGTGGGGCTCCAAGCTAGGCTACCCTAAGTTCAACTTTAGTGAGTTCCATCAATACAGTGAAGCAATGGTGCATTACTGTGTTCGGGATATTGAGCTCAATGAAAAGGTATACATTGAGCTTGTTAAAGAAGCCAAGCTAATCCTTAAGAAGAACCCGCTCATCCTCAAAGGTATTGAAGTCGAAATGCAGTTTGCCATGATCGAAGCAGACATCCGAGAGAAAGGATGGAACTTCGATGTGCGACGTGCCGAAGAACTTCTACGTGAGATGGAAAGTAGGCTGAAAGAGATTGAGGATACAATCAATCCTCTTATTGGATTGGTCTGCGTAAAGGTAGATAAAGTAGGCGAAACGAAGAAGCCCTCTTGGAAGAAGAACGGCGAGTACAGCATGACTACTTGCAAGTACTGGAATATTACTCCCGAGAGTGGTCAAGCAGAAGATCGCCTTGTTGAAGGTGAATATTGTCGGGTAGCCTTTGAACCTGGAAATCTCGGCTCAGACAAAGTACTAAAGTCATGGCTGTACTCCTTGGGATGGGTTCCTGATGAGTGGAATGTCGAACGAATCAACGGTAACTTTGTTAAGAAAAGTCCCAAGCTAACTGACACATCCCTAGAGCCATTAGGCGATATCGGAAAACAAATCAGTGAATACAACTCCTTGTCTAATAGGCATGGAGTATTGAAGGGTTGGCTAGAGCAGCTACGTGGTAATCGTTTACATGGTCGCATGTGGACAATCGGAACACCGACCATGCGCTGTCGTCACGAAGTAATTGCCAACCTGCCAACAGTAGGCACTCTGTATGGCGAAGAAATGCGCAGCCTACTACTACCAGACCGAGGAAAGGTTATCATCGGAGCTGACTCCGCAGGAAACCAAATGCGTGGTCTATGCCACTACATTGGAAATAAGGAGTTCACTCATGAAGTTATCAACGGCGATGTTCACACTAGAAATGCTCAGGCTCTCGCTGAGTTTACTGATGGTGTTCCTAATCGAAAGAGAGCGAAGCCCTTCCTCTACGCCTTCCTTTTTGGAGGTGGTGCTGGCAAGCTTGCTCTTATTCTCACTGACAAGCGTGATGATGAACTTGGTAAGCGAGCTCTAGCAAAGTTTGAAAGTAGTGTACCTGGACTTGGTGAATTAAAAGAAGAATTGAGTAATTATTGGAATAGAACCAAGAAACAATTTGGTGAGGAGAATGCGTTCATCCGTGGTATTGACGGTCGAATGCTTTTTGTTTCCAGTAAGCATAAAATCCTAGTATCGCTGTTACAGTCCCTTGAAGGACTAACCTGCAAGGCGGCTGCAGTATATCTTCGTGATAAGTTGCTTGATGAAAATATTGAGTTTGACTTTCTGCTGCACTACCACGATGAATTAGCTGTGCAAGTAGAAGAACATAATAAGGAAAGAGTAATGAAACTAGCTATTGAAGCGTTCACAGAAGCGCCCAAGTGGTTTGGGGTAGAATGTATGAGTGGTGATGCCAAGTCAGGCGTAAACTATGCAGAGGTACATTAATGGTTAAGCCACTTAAATTCAGAAACTACCCTGATTTCGATTTGGTACTAATTGATGCAGACTCTCTCATGTACTCTATCGCATGGGGTTGGCAAGCCGCCCCTAGAGAAGAAAAGCAAGACATTCTAGACAATGCTATTATGCATGCAATGCGCATGTGTGATGTTGATGAAGCAGCAGTGTTCATCAAGGGCAAGGATAACTTCCGCAAGAATATAGATGTAGAGTATAAGCTTCATCGCCGTAAGTACATTGATCCTTTTGTACAGCAGATGATTGATGATTTATATGAGTACGCCAAGGAGTTCTCAGTAGAGTCCGACCATGGCGAGGCAGATGACTACTGTAGCATTTATTCCCTCCAAGCACTAGCCGAGAATAAGCTACCCGTTATTGCCCATATTGATAAAGATCTCAATATGCTTCCAGGGTGGCACTACAACTTCAGGACAAAAGAAATGTATTTTGTATCTGAAGAAGAGGCTCACATCTTTCTATGTAAACAGCTACTGACTGGTGATTTAACTGACAATATTAAGGGCATCAAAGGAGTAGGCCCTGCTAAAGCTACCAAGTACCTTAACAACAAGAAAATGCCAGATCTGGTTAATAAGGTGTTGGATGTCTGGAAGGAAAAAGGAGGGCAATACTGGGAAGATGACTTCTATCGTTGTGCCAATCTGATTATCCTCCGAGATACTGAAGAAGAACTCCGAGAGCTTAGTCGAGAAGAGATTGATAAACGACTGACATGGCAGGGTGATCCTGATAAGTTCTACTTTGATGGTATTACAGATACGCCTCAAGTAGCAAAAGCAAATCAAGTTACAACTGAAGGAACGCTATGTCGAATTGTTACGGACACTGGGATTGTGGAGGATGCAGAGGAAGCGAAACTAATCCGGAAAGAGCGAAAGAAACGCACTATGGGTTCATCTACCAAATCAAGTTCCTCCTCACTGGTGAAAGATACATTGGTAAAAAATCCTTCTGGAGTAAAGTTGGGAAGAAACAAAAAGAATCTAATTGGAAAACTTATACCAGCTCGTCTAAGGAAGTCAATGCTCTTATCGAAGAATACGGGAAAGAATGTTTCTCGTTTGAAATCCTTATGCTCTGTAAAACTAAGTCGCACTGGTCACATGCAGAAAACAATCTTCTCCACAAACTAGACGCATTATCCAGAGTGGATCGTAAATGGGAACTCCCTTTGTTTATGAATAAACAGATCGGAGCTACTAAGTGGATTCCAAAAGAGTTCCCTTTTAATGATGTATCCACAATTGCTTACAATATTATCACCGACGAAGAGCTAAGCTCATGAAACAGAAAGAAGATATTTACACATACGAAATTGACTATGATGAAGATGAGGCAGAAGAAATGTCCCACAAGCGACATTACCAAGATGAGTATGTGCAAAAGAAACTCAGGCAACGACAAGCCAGTGCTCGTCGTCGCATGATGCGTGAACTCAAAGAACGGAATTGGAAATGACTCTAGTCAAAGTAGTTGATATTGATGATTCTGAAATCTATATTAATGTGGCTCATATCGTAAGTATTTACCGATCAAAATTTGGTAGTAAGGAATGGATAATCACTCTTTTAAATAAAACAGTAGTCACCAATCACCTACCACAATATATCGAAGATCGCCTATGAGTCGTTGGCATTACTCTAAGTGCCCCGAGTGCCCCTCGTCTGACGCCTTTGCCTATAAAGACGGAGATGAATGGGGCCATTGTTTCTCCTGTGGAGGTAACTTTAAACTCTCAGGAGAATCTTATACACCTTCTAAGCAAGAGAAAGAAGACTACAACGTGCATACTCTAGAAGAAATCGCTACCTACGACTCACGAGGTTTTCAAGAAAGGAATATCAAGAAGATTGTTGCACAACATTATGGCGTAAAAGTATCTTATGCGGAAGACGGTACAATCAGTAGTCACTTCTATCCTTACACAAAGAAGGGTGTTATTGTTGGCTACAAAGAAAGACAACTACCTAAGAAATTCATCATTCATGGAGACGCTAAGGGTGATGATCTAGAGCTCTTTGGTCAGGCGCAAGCACAAGGCTCAGCTCGTATTGTTATTACTGAAGGCGAACTGGATGCTATGGCAGTTGCACAGGCGCAATATGACAAATATCAGAAGTTCTATCCAGTAGTATCTCTGCCTAGTGCATCACAAACTAAGATCCTACTTCATAATCGTGAATGGCTACGAGCATTTAATGAAGTAATCTTAATGTTTGATCGTGATGAGCCCGGTCAGAAAGCTACCGAAGCTGCCGCCAAGATCATTGGCTTCGATAAGGTACGTGTAGCTATTCTTCCAGAGAAAGATCCTTGCGAAGTCCTGATTAAGCAAGGTAGTGAAGCTCTTATGCGTTGTGTATTTGATGCACAACACTACAGTCCTGCAGGTGTGCTTCGTGGTCAAGAGATCTGGAATAAGTTCCAAGAACATAAGACAAAAGAATCTCTACCATATCCGCACTGTCTAGATGGTCTTAATGAGAAGCTGAAAGGGATGCGCCTTGGCGAGATTGTACTATTTACTTCTGGCACTGGTAGCGGCAAGTCAACTGTTATCAAGGAGATTGTGCTTGAGATTCTGGATAAAACCCCTGATATGGTCGGCATGGTCTCACTTGAAGAGTCTATTGGCGATTCTGCGCAGAAGTTCATTGGAATGAGTCTACGCAAAAACCTAGCGGAGACTAAGGTTACTGAAGAAGAGCTATATTCGGGCTTTAAGAAAGTCTTCGGTGACGAGCGACTAGTATTGCTAGACCATCAAGGTTCAGTCTCCGATGAATCACTTACAGATAAGATCGAGCATCTGGCTCTTCTCGGCTGTAAGTATATCATCCTAGATCACATCACTATTGCAGTTTCAGAAGGAGCTAGCGGAAAGACAGGTAATGAGGCCATTGATGCAGTCATGAGTGAACTTCTTAAAATTACCAAGAAGCACAACATCTGGCTTGGTGTCATCAGCCACCTTCGTAAAGGAGAGAAGCCTTTTGAGGAAGGTAATCTGCCAACCATTGATGACATCAAAGGCTCTGGTAGTATTAAGCAAATCAGCTTCGATATCATTGCCTTTGC